AAAAGTCCCTAAGTCAGAGCGCGCGCTTATCTTGCCGCCTTCTTACTACTCTTCATTACAAAAAGACGCTATCATTCAAGATGCGTCCGGTTACGGTTCTGCCGCTGGCGTTCAAGAAAATGCCGCCCAACGCGTGCATGGGTTTGACGTTTACGAATACACTGGTATTCCTGCAAACTCTGAAAACTTAGCTGGCGTTGCTTTGCACCCATCAGCTTTGATTTTGGCAGCAAGAACCCCGGCAGCACCCGCTGACGGAAACGTTGAAACGCAAGACATTGTTGATTCAACGGGACTTCCCATCCAGTTGCGCACGTTCTATGACGCTGTTGCTGGTAAGCACTATCTAACCATGGGCGTCCTTTACGGTGTAGGCGTTGGCAACGGTGCCGCATTGAAGCGAATCAAAAGCGCTTAATTAAATGAGCAACACATTGGCAGGAGTTTCGCTTCAACAGGTATCTGAGCAAATGCTCGATACCTTAAGCGATAATTTTTGGATGTTTTCGCTTTTCGCTCGAAATTTCAGCGAAGACATCAGGGAGCGCGGTGACCGCACGGTCACCCGCGTTCCTTCCAGTGTTACAGTTAAAGACTTCACCGCCGGCTATGGCGCAAGCGACGTAGTAAGCCAAGAAATTGAAATTGAGTTAGCAAACCACAAAGGCTTTTCAATGTGCTTTTCAGAAATGGAAATGGCAAAAGCAAAAAGCCCAACAATTTTAGAGCGAACATTCATCCGACCAGCAATTGACGCAACGGCGCGCGCGGTAGCCGATAGCCTTCTTGCGCTCATCACTCCTAGCAACTTTTCAGCAAGTCAGGTCCGCACCCAAGCAGACTTTGACTCAGACGACCTAGCAGACGCGGCGGCAACTCTAACGAACAACAAGGCGCCCCGCGGCTTGAGGAATTTAATGATTGGGCCGGGATACGCATCCAGCCTCGCCAAGGATTCCGCAATCATGGACGCGTCAGCCTATGGCACTGCCGGGCCCTTGCAAGATGGCGAGCTTGGCGCGGTGCATGGTTTCGGTATAGCAGAATACCAAGGCATACCAACCACCAACAACCTTGAAGGCTTCTATTGCCACCCAAGCGCGCTTTGCATAGCGGCGCGACAAATAGGCAAACCACTTTACGGCAACGTCGAGGTAATCGATTCCATAGAACCCAGAACCGGATTGCCGATACAATGTAGAAAATTTTATCACCCAACTCAGGGTAAGTATTATTTAACCGTGGGAATTCTTTACGGCGTCCAAGTGGGGAACCAAGACGCACTTATTAGACTTACAAACCAGTAATAAAAAACATGATTAATAAACCATCCTTTTGCGTCGGCTTCGACGACAGCGGCGCGCCGCAGATTATTGAAATCGGCAGCGCGGAAGATTGCAAGCAAGCTTTCATAGCAGAGCGTGACAAACCAACCGGCAAATATAAAAGCCTTGCCGTATACCGTAAGCCGCCTTACTGGAAGCGCGTTGACCTAGCGTCCGCGCCAAAACCTAAAAAGGCCGCCCGCTCAAAAGCTAAAAATTAACGCTGGTCGCGTGTGCCGGCGTCTTGGTTTGTGGTAACCCGGGGCGCCGGCTTTTTAGCATGGCAAACAATCGAATAATCAACACCCGCGCTGGTTGGCTTTATGAGTATGCCGCCGGCGCCACGCCGTCAACGTTTACAGCGTTGAGCGAAGGCGACACCTTTGCCGCTGGCACAAGTGTTATACGCGTAACCGCGGACGCGCCACAATTTGGCGCCCGCGCTTACACGGTGCAGCGCACGGATGAAACCGGTGCATATGCGGATGCGTACACCATTAATTTAAATGTACCAGATGGCACCGGGACAACGCGCACAGATGTTTTTCACAGTGTCAGCCACACGCATCAAGGCATTGACCATACAAACTTTCAAAGCCAAGACACCATTGACAAAGGACACATTGCAGAGCGCCTGGCCTTTGAGCAGCAAACCCGCCTGGAACTTTCAACCGGCGTAATATTCGATTACCAAGGCAACCTTTTGCGCGGCGTTTGGAGTGGCTCGACTGAAACGAAGGAATTGGAAGACGGCGGCATGATGGAAGGCTATGACGTCACCTTGACAAGCTCGCGCTTGCAATGGGTTAACGCCGGGACTCAACCAATAGTCGGCGCCACCATTCGCAACGCTGGCAAGCGCTTCAAAATCGAAAGCGTTATAACATTAGGCAGCGCCTTTGAATTTGGGTTAATGAAAAAGCAATAATGTTAGGCGCGGAAACAAGCTTTAAAATGGATATGAAGCACTTTAATCGAGTGCTTTCAAAGTATTCACATTTGACGAGCAAAAGTATGGTCGAAACTGTCAACCATCGCGCCGCTAACATCGCTTATCAGTCAATCAGGTTTACGCCCAAAACAACGCCGGCAAGGATTACGTCTGAAATGTATGCCGCCTCAAAGGTTGATGCGCGCGCGCCACTGGCGGCGGTATTGGTTAACTACAACCGCGGAAGGCAAGGCAAGAAAGGTCTTTACGGGCGCTACATGAAGAAGGCCATCAAGACCACAATCCGCTACCGAAAACACGGGGCAAACTTTTACAAGGCGGCATGGTATGGAGCCCTTGACGATTTACAAGGTCATGCCAAGAACGTCCGAAAAACGCCACGCAATAAAAGAGGATTTACAAACAAAGGTAGCGCCCGGCCCGAACGCAACACGCGCACCAAAAAGCCTTTTGCAATAGTCAGACATGGCGTGAGGTTTGGCAGTGATGTAAAGCCGGCGCGCAAGGCGCTATCAAAAGCAATGCGCCACGAAGTGCGCGACATGGCAACCTACATTCGCCGCAAGCTTGGCAAGGAATGGAGAAAAACAAAAACTTTTAGATGAGTTATCGAAGCCAAACAGAAGCCGCATTGAAAACTTACCTTGAAGGCAAGGTTGGAGTGCCGGTGTATGCCGGGACAAGTGACCAAGTCAAAGAAATGCCTTGTGTAATTGTCTCATACATGGGCGGCACTGAGAACCCGCCGCGAAGCGGAAACATGGACGTTACTTTAGAAATAAGCATCCATGGCGAAGTAGGCGAAGACGCGCAACCGGGCGCGCTGGCGACTCACAATGAGCTTGTTGATAATGTTGAGGAAAGCTTGTTTTTTGAAAACTTAATCAACATCAACACGGCAGCAAATGACTTTCACTTATTCGACATTGTCGAGCATACCGGGATTGAGCGCGACACCGAAGGCACTATTTTACGTGAAACAATCAACATTACATTGGCGACAGCACTAGGCGACTTTTAACAATTAACACAAAAACATTATGGCAAAATTTACAAGCGGCACGCCGATAACTTACGGCTCAAATGACAAAGGAACGGGCAACCTCAACGGCGTTGTCATGTTCTCAATTACTGACACCAACGACGACAGCGTTGTTTTTCGCGGGGAAATGTATGCAAGCGAAATTCGCCTTGCTTATGAATCAGACAACAATCAAGCGCTTGACGGCAACGGGGAAGTCGTCAGCCATTGCACGTATAACCAGCGAAAAGTATTAAGCCTTACCGGTGTCATTCTAAGCAACAACGCGCCGTCATCCGTTCCAGCCGGCGCCGCCTCAACCATCGCAAAGGCAAATCTAATGTTTTCGGCGCCCTTTAAGCCTGGCATGCGACTTGATGTCAACATTGGCTCATGGCTTGAAGTTAATTCAGCGGACTTGGGCGGTGATTCTGGATTCATATCTGAAAACCAAGCCAGCCAAACAAGCGGTGGCCTTGGCAACTTCACAATTCAAAGCGCCGAAAAAACACGTTCAAGCGGCAACTACGCTGAATGGACAATAAGCGCCATTGAATACATCAACGTAGTTAATACGGGCAGTGACACAAACGACAATTAATGTCTGACACTTGGCTTCAAGCATGCGTGCCGGGCGCGCGCACCGTTGGCAACGTGAAATTAAAACCTTTCACGGTTGGGCACGCCTTATTGCTTGAGCGCATAGGCGTTGACATTGTTTTAACGCGCCAAGACTTCCATGCTTTTGTTGGTATTTGCTCGAGGAATTATGAGCAAGCCAGCAAATGGCTTGAATGGTATTTGTCGCCGGTTGGTCAATGGTTTTACAATTGGAAACCTATCTTTTGCAACATTACCGAAGCAATTACGCAAGCCATTGATTACTTGGTTCAAAACAAGCAATTGCCCGAAGTAATGCAAAACGAAGACAGCAATTTAGCCGGCAATAAATTCGGCACGCCTGACTTGCAAGCCGCCAGAACAATTGCCATCTCAAAGCTAAATTATGACCCGCAAACAATCAATGACGCGCCCCTTGGTCAATTGTATTGGGATATTCTAAGCAACAACGAATTAAACGGCGGCGCCCGAATTATTGAAGGCGAATTTGCACAAGGTTTGCAAGAATTACAACGCCTAGCCGATTTGAGGAAGCCCCAGGAATCATGAATCTGAAAGCAAAAGTAGGTTTAGATACGGGCGGCTTTGACGCGGGCATAAAGCGCATGAAAACCAAGGCTGACGCTTTTATTGCTAAAACAAACAAGCAGTTAAAGCGACCTGACGGCCTTTCACGCGTGGGACCATTTGCGGCGCTTGCAAGTATTCCAATTGTCGGAAGCTTGCTTGCCGGGGCAGCAAAGAAAACCTTGCCAGCCGAAGAGGCAAGCCGCATTCGGGATGAATCAAAGAAAATAGGCGTTAGCACAACAACCTTTCAAGAACTTGATTATGCAGCGCGCCAAAGCGGCGGCAGCATTCAAGACGTTGGCAAAGCCTTCAAAGCCTTATCACTTCGACAGCAAGACGCCATAAGGGGCAACAAGGAATACACTGAAGCTTTTGCGCGTTACGGCGTCACAGTCGATGAACTCAAAGCCAAGAAACCGCAAGAATTATTTGCGCTCATTTCCAAGCAAGTTGAGGACGGCGTTAATAAGGCAAATGAACTGGCAGACGTCCAACGCTTGCTTGGCAAATCTGGCACCGAATTATTACCAACAATGCAAGCGGGCCTCGGCGCTGCAATGACAGAAGCCGCGCGCATTGGCGCGCCATTATCACCAGAGCAAATCAAGAAATACAGCGACATGGGCGACCAGATGACAAAGATAAGCCAATTTGGAGCAAGGAGTTTTTACCAAGCATCTGAATATGCGCCCGGGCTTGGCAAAGCGGTTTCTGCCGTTGAATTAGCCAGCAAGCTCATTGATTACTTCACGCAACAAAACCCGAAAGAACAAGAAGCTTTGTTACGAGGAATTAAAGAAAACACCGCGCCACTTAACCGCCCATGAGTATTTATTTCAAAGGTTCAACAGCGCTTACAGTTGAGAATATCCAGCGCTCATTCAGTGAAGCGAATGGCTGGGAAAGTATCTATACTTACAAGGGGCCATGGGCAGCAATTGACGCCGCCAAAACAAACGCCGCTTATGTCGGCAACGCTTCGCGCGTTAACGTGCAGCAAGAGCCGGGCGGTTACGGCGTGCTTGAGGTTTCCTTTGCAAGTCAGGACAACAGCGCCGGGCAAACAACAACGTCAATTCCTGACACGGACAACTGGACTTTTCAGCCGTACAAATTACAACGCCCGATTGAGCAAGCGCCATACTTTGCCGGGTTGGATGAAGCGCGCCCAACAAGCGGCGGCACTTACAAAGCTTACAAGCAACGCCTGATAACCGCCGTTGACGCTTACAAGGCAGCAGTGCAAGCAGCCAATCAAGCCGACTCAAGTTATGACAACCCCATTGATTTGACCGGCTACCTTGCCGACTTCACCAGCGGCATGACGCCAACACAACAACAACTTGCGCGCGACTTGGTTTATATGCTGGTGCTTGGAGAAGAAACATATGAAACGAGCAAATACAGCTTGCGCAATACGCGCATTGTGCCAACCAATACAACGCTTGCGGTTAGCCATTTTAATGAAGGCTACCAATGGACAACCAACCGCCTCGTTGACCTTATCTTGCAGCAAAAAACAGACGCGACAAAGTATGCCATTTGCGGCGACTTACTATCCACCTTTGCCGGCACTTACTGGCTGAAAGAAGCGCCCATTATTAATGAATTATCAGGCGGGAAATTTGAAATTGTCCAGGAATATACTAACTACGCTGCCGGCGAAAAAAGCTATTTACTCTTCCCCTACTACTCATGAGATTTAGACGCTTAACAAATTTCAATGTCAGAGGAATTCTCGACGCCATTAAACAACTACAAGAAGCGGTCGAAAGTCTGCAACCGCGCCAATCAAGCGGGACGTTGATTAGTCACAGCTCAAGCGGCGTTACAATTCGCGCCGCGCGCGCACGCGCCACCGGCTCAACCGGCGCGCCAACAGCGGACCAGCCCGCGCGCTGGCAGTAAAAACAGAACGATTTGCAACTTATTATTAGAAGCTCTAGTTAACTAACATTTAAATTTGGAGATATACATCAATGGGAACTGAGACATTTACGGCCTTCAAGTCCGACG